TTTTGGTCTAATGTTAATATTGTACCAACTTTATGTTTTTCAGAATCAACATCGTCTTTCATATCAAAACTGTCCTCATAATTAGTTGGTCCTGTGCCACTAGACGATTGCGTTTGCTGCGGTAAAGGATCTGTCCAAGCGTTAGATGGTTCCGGAGAAATTCCTTTTGTAGTAATCTTTGAAGATAGGGGTGGTACAATACCAGACTTACTTATATTTTTTTTGTTGAAATTCTTTTTGACAAAATCTTGCATATCTATACCAGGGTCAATTTTATTGTTTGGATCAGTATCGCTATGACCCCAGACTTGACCGCCCGGATGTACTGTATAAAATGCCTTTAAAAATTCTTTAAGTGTCGACCATTGAATAACCTCTATTGATTCCGAACTAACATAATCTTGCGGTCTAGATGTACCACTAGGACAATTATATCCGCCAATCATGCAAATTCCGATACTGTAGTTATTATGTCCGTTTGTTTTTGCGTGAGAACCAACTTTATTTATAGGTCTACCTCTTTGTAAGCTACCATCTCTTTTTATGACATAATGATATCCACAGCCATTAAAACCTCTAGCTTGATGCCATTTGTGAATATCTTCTGAACCAATTTGACCCTGATCTATATAATTTGCGCTCCAGTGAACTACGACTTCAGTAATATCTCGGATAGCTGATCTGATATCGGAAACAATTTCTTCATATGAATTAACAAATGTAAATTTGTAAGCTTGATTTCCTACAACTGGCGTCTTTGCTCCTTGCCATTTTTCTTGGTTTTTAGAAGTTACTACTATATCTGTAGTACGGGATCCAAAATTAATATTAGTATTAGGAGGTCTTAGCATATTGGAAATTGAAGGATCTAAATCAAATATGTCTGACTGTAAACTTTTTAAATCTATGTTAGGGAAAGCTTTTTCTACTTTGCCGCTTATCAAATCCATGACAGAGTTTTTATCGCCATCTAAGATGCCTTGAATTGCTGCAACTTGATCTAGAGGTTCTAAGAGACCCCTTGAAAGTGCGGTAACTTCATTCAAAATAACGTCATTCGAATTTGCGATAAGCCTGTTTAAAATACCACCATTAAATCCACCTAACGCAGTTTCAGCGCCGTTTGTAAGATTTCCAACAGCATCCGTAAACTTACTTTCTAATTCGCCGAGCTTAGATGTAATGCCGGCGCCACCTATGCCACCAGCAACATCTTTGATCAAATCGTCAATTGCAGGTAAAGAAAATGCGCCTGCGATATCGCCTAGCATATCCGCTGACGGCAATGAACCTGTAGCAATCTCTAATGAACTAGCGATGGATTTGGGATTAGGAGAAGATATTATTTCACTTAAAGAAGCTGCTGCGGCAGAAGAAATTCCTGTTACATTTGTAAGTTTGTTTGGAACTGCGCTTGCTGTATTCAATAAGCTTTCAAAGCCCGGAACTTCTGACGTAAGTTGAGCGACACCCGATGTTAAATTTGTTGCTCCAATGTCAATAGCGTCAAATTCAGATACTAGACATTTTACGCCACCAATAGTCTCTCCTACTTTTCCACCTAACAGACTTGAACTAACTGAAGAAAGGTCTGCGCCAACATTTTCTATAGTTGCTGCATGTTTTTTTACATTTGAAACTACTTTCAAATTAGAGACCATTTGTCCGACTTCTTCAAATCCTATCGCGTTTGTTAAACTCATTGGGAATATCTTTCTAATATCTGTTGTGCAAACGAAAACCTTTTACTGAATGTTCCTGGTTGAGGTCTTTCATAATATTTTTCTACGGCATGCGTTGATTCTCTCAAACTATTGGATGCCTTAATTTTGCTAAATGCTCTTTTCTCTTTGTTTCTAAATTCGTGCATAGACCATAATAATTGTGCTTCCATAGTTCTATAATTCATATCATTTGCAGTTGAGAAGTTTTTAAGACCTGCGCGTCTATCGCCTCTCCACTGAGCTAAGCCAAACGCAGGTTTACCTAGATCGTTAGGATTTAAAATATCAGGTTCTATATTAGATTCCGCAGCGAAGTTTCCCACTATACCAGCACTTTGGTTTGGAGTAAATTGGTTTGCTAAATAAAAATTATATGCTTTCTCTCCATTTGCACTACCTAAAAGTTCTACATTTCCTGTACCTTCATACGCGACAGTAGAGCCAGATGGGTGTTCGATTAAAGAGTAGCTTTCATCTGTACTTTTATTACCTTCAGTTTCTATCTTTTCAGTTGTATGTATTGATCCTATAACTAAAGGCAGTTGCGAATGTTCGCCGTCCATGAAAATGCCATAAACTTGCGCACCATTTTGAATTTTTGCCATTTTGCCTATGCCAGAAATGCCGCCCTCTGTTGAAGGTATAACAACTTGTGCCCATGGCAATGCGCTGAGTGGTATATCTGTTAAATTTCTCGAATGTATGCCTCGGATTCTAACTTGCAATCTACCCAATTTTAATGGATCTTTGTTGCTTTCGACTATGCCAAGAAACCACCTATGATTATCTCCATAATACTCAATCATTTCATAAGTTTCCTATCCATTGGGCGCTCGTCCTTCTGCAAGTTTAACGCAAGATAAAGATGCATTGTATTCGACACCAGAAAAAATATGTCTGCAAGCATATATCATATATGTCCCACTTTTAGTGTAGTCTTTATATTTGGTATCATTAGGATTTTCGTCACCATCAGATTGATCTTTACTGTTAAAAAAGCTAATGTTAATATTGTTTCCTACTGTGACGTTCACATCCTTATATAAAAAATTTCTTCCTGTGACTGCTATCTCTATTGATGATTTGTCTAAGAGTCCTTTTATAGATTTTTGTTTAGCTTTTAGAATATGACTTTTTTCATTTGCAGATTCTTGATAGCTGTAAATATCATCGGAATAAATATTAGATGTTGTTACTTGACTAATTAGTTTTGTGTCAAATTCGTGTGGCAATTTATCATCAACGATAGTTGTATTATCAATAAGAAATTCTCTTTGTAAATGGTTGTTTGATAATAAATTCTTTTCTTTTAAGTCTTTATACATTTCATTCGCATTAAGTTTTTCTTCATATACTTGACCAGTTAAAGTATCAACAAAATTATAAGTTGACGCTAACAATCCTCGTTGAGCAAATTTTAACTGACCACTGTTTCTACTAGGATACACAGCACCGATAGAATATGATTGTGTATGCTTATCCTGCATTGCTAAACCACTAGCATGTGCTGGACTATATGTGTAATCTAAAGTATCGTTATTTAATGCAGGAGATTGTATTACTTTTTCTAAGTCGAGATATCTAATTTTATCATCTGCCATAGTAGAAAACAAATAATAAGGCATTCCGTTTGTAGTTACGCCTCGATCTTTTACCCAAGCGCAGGCTTGTAAGGGTGTCATATTTGGAACGATAACTCGCATATAACCGTCGCTGTGTATAGTAGAGCTAACGTCTTTTAATTCTCTCCGCAAATGTTCTGCTAGAATTTTTCTAATTATTTGATCTGGAGTACCATCGTATGCTTTTGAAACTTTTTTAAGTCTAGATACATATCCTATATCTTCTATAAATTTTACGGACATCACTTGATTGTGTGTATTACTCTTTACAATATTTTCAATCTCTGTAACGATAAATTGTTTTTTTATAGTCAGTGACGGAATTAATTCGTCTGTCATTAATTCTATAGTTATTCTTTCAGAACCCACAAAGCCTATTAGGCCAAGTAAATCAAAGTTATCCAGAAATATCATTGAGCCTGTGAGATAAGGCTTTTCGATATGCTCAAATATATTTATTTCAATACCTACAAGTTTTAATTCAACAGAGTTTGTAGGATTTTGTATCCGCTCACTTGAAACCGTCAATCTGACTAGTTTGTAGTCTGTTGAATTTACAGCTTCAAATTTTGGGGATTCTGTATTAGCTATAGGCATTAGCTATTTACCAAAGATTGCTTGTATAGCGTAAATATCTGACTTATTGCGCCGGGTCGTATTACTCTAATTTCTCTGTTCTTTTTATTTACTGCGCTATGGTGATCTAAATTTGTCACTATAGCATATGAACCTGCTTCTCCAACAGACGGATCAACGTCGACCTGATTACCAGAAGCATCTATATAATACCTCAACGCAAGATGCTCTGAACGGTCTGTACTTGCTTCTACAGTTACATATTTTGTAGAATTGCCTTGCTTTTGAACAACTTCGCCTGAGGCTGTAAATGCTTTAGTTCCTTGTATTACTATTTGACCTAAATCTAGATTTCTGCTAACTACTGTACCCGTTGTTCCAGATGTTTGACCTAAGACAGTTTCTCCTGGAAGCAACTTATCGAAAAACTGATTTTTTGTAGTTAATACAGTATTTGTATATTTCTTTTTTACCCATGCAGTAAGTTCTGTTTCTCTTAATGGGAATCCATGCTTTTTTATATTGTCGTTCATACAATAAAACGTCCAATAAAATTCTTGAGAACCATACAATTTAGATGAAAGAACATCCGCTCTTTCTCCTTCAAGAATCTCATATTTTTCATAGAATGATGCAGTATCTTTTAAGTTATCAATTATATCAACATATGCTGAAAGATTTTGAATTACCGTTCCTTCGACTTCATTTCCAAATCTATAAAGTTCTAAAGGGAAGTTATTAAAAAAACTCATTAGACTGCTCCATATGTAGGATCATCTCTGAATCCATTTAACATTGCGCCGTATGCTCCAGAGCTAACATCTTTTCTAGACAACGCACGGGTTTCGATAAAGGTCAATGTCATTTCCACTTCAGAGAAATTTCCGTCTGAATGAAAGCCCATGCCAGAAGAATTATATGTATGCGTAAAATTTTTCAAATACATATCTAAGAATTTTACAGCAGGTCTTAGATGTTCTAGTTCTTTTTTTCCATACATTATTTTTGCTCTGAATATAGGTGGAAATTTAAAGCCTACTGGTACTTGACTTCCTGAAACAGTATCTAGAATTTCTTCTGGATATAAAAATTCTCTAAATGTCTGCACGATCATTTCTATTTGTTTTGCTTCCTCAGCACTTTCTGGTACCATTTTAAAAGTCCAACTTGGCTCTCTTATATTTACGCCAGAGAAAATTGCTCTCATATTAGGATTGGGCGCCACTTGCAAAGAATTAGTTACAGCACTACTAATTCCATCACCTGCGCCTCTTGATAGTCGAGCTAGACCAACTTTTGCAACATCGCTTGTGGCATCAAAGCTAGTAAACGCATTAGCTATTGATGCTCCTATAGCTTCCATAGCTGCTGGAATAGCGCCCGTACCTGAGTTCATAGCTTGATTTATTACGCCGCCTACATATCCTAAAGACTGATTTTCAAATGTTACAGTATCACTAATTTGAATTTGTTGTGGTAAAAAAAGCTTCACTCTTGCCATTGGAATATTACTTATATGCAATTTCGATGTAAGTGCATCATTTGCAAAATTTGCCCCGGCGCGCTTATGTGATAGAGCTAGTTCCGCTGCTCTTGCCAGCGCGCCGGCTCCGCCTTCTCTTTCAACATCTGTCAAACCATCGTTACCGACAGGGTTTGTAAGTTCTACGGAATTATTATCTGTTG